AGTTTAGGATGGAAGCCGTATTCTACGCCTCTGTATGTGAAGGTCTGAGCAAGTGCTGGTCGTTCTGCTAGAACAGCTGCTATCTTCTCTCTGATGTAGTCTCTGTCGTTCTTCTTCATGTTCTCCTGTTGATCAGGAGTAAGACCACAGAAGTGATAGAGAGCCTGTTCGTCTCCATTCTCCTCCGTAGCCATCATGATGAACTTCTTGTACTTCTCAACTGAGATGTCGGCTAGTGCCTCTGGTATCTCTATCTTAACGGATTGCGTATCGACCATAGTTCGGTTTGCTTAGTTTGTTATATACTCCATATCTCGCTGCATCAATCAAGTGATTCCACTTGTCCTCTGGCTTGTTCAGCAAGTTACCATTTTTATCTTCTAGCCATCGGTAGTTCTCCATCTCTTTCATCAGGTTGCTACCTACGATGTGTATCTTATAACGCTTCAGCATATCAATACCAGCGTTCACGCTGTCTACTCCTTTAGTGGTTGGCTTGATAGTCCAACCCATACGATGCAGTTCTTCTATGCTCTTAGGCTCTGCACTATCTGCGTATATCTCCTCGTACCTACTGATGCCTATATCGGTGAACCTCCTTGAGAGGTCTTGGTTGGTTAGGTTGGTAGAGTATAGCATCTCCTCAAAGTATAGGTTGTTTCCTTCTTGGTAGCATCTCACGAGTGCTGATGGATCGTTAGTGAATCCAAAGTCAAGACCATAGGATAGGAACTTCGCTGTGCTAGGCACTTGCTGTATCGTTGTGAATTGGAATACTTGCGCTCTGTTAGTACCTCGCTCTCCTAGTCCATAGACTCTCCAGTAGTGTTCATCCGTTTCTTGCAGTCGCTCTATCTCTAAGATGATAGTAGGATCTAGGAATGGATTATCTCGGTAGGTCGTTTGATAGAAGTCAGCATCCTCTCTAGGTATCACCCTGTCATAGATCCAATGGTAGGTATCTGATGGGTTGTAGTCAAGAATGATTCTTCCGTTTGTACGGAACACAATTTGTTGCCAGTCCTCGAAGGTCAATTCGTTTGCCTCATTCAAGAAGGCGAGATCTCTCTTGCGCCCTCTGATCTTCTGAGGTTGATCCATTGAGATGAACTCTACGAGGTTGCCGTTGAGTTGGTACTCGCTGTTAGACTTGTTGTGGTTCTCCTCTCGGTAGAGGTCTGCACCTTTTAGTATCTCTAGGAAGTCTCGCATGACTGAGGAGCGGACAGCTGGGAAGGTCTTACGAGCTATCGTGATGGTCTTGCCTGTATTGTTCGTGCAGTAGTAGAAGATAATCCAGAGGATGATGTTGTAGGTCTTACCACTACGAGTACCGCCTTGCTCTACTACTATCTTCTTATTTGATCGTGTGAGGTGTCCGAATACTTTATTGACTTGGATCTTGCTCATCTACTTCTTCAATGGTGAATGTCTTGATACCCTCGTGTGTTATCTCTTGTCGCTCGATGTACCCTCGCTTCTTGCCTTTGGTCTTTAGGTAGAAGATGATTGCAGTAGGGTTCTCCTTCTCGATTTGACTATGGAGCTTTCCTTCTGCGTAGTCGAGTGCTACATTCTCCAACTCATCGACAGCTTTCTTGTAGTCCTTATCGTCCTTCATCCAGTTGTAGTGAGTCTGTCTTGAGATACCCACAGCTTCGCATGACTTGGTAACGATACCTAGATTTGCTTCTAATGCTTTCAGCATTGCTGTCTTATGTTCTTGAGTCTTGTCCATTTTTAATGTGTCAAATTCGGTAAACCTCCTAACTATAAAACCCTATTCTTCGAGATTGCGTTTGCGCTCCTCTCTTATGATCTGGTTGATCATCTTCTGGTTCAACCTACGCTGTGATCTGTTTGCTTTGGTAGGTGCTGCTGGTAGGTCTACAAACTTACCTACGAATGCTTGTTCATCTGCTGAGAGATGACCTCTCATGTGTACCTGTGTGAGGATGTGTATAAACATCTCTAGGTTCTTCCTGTTGATTAGGATAGTAGCACTCTTGTTTTCTTCACTCATGTCTTAGTCTCTTTCTATTCCGTTATCTTCTTTGTCTCGGTTCATTAGTTCAATGAGCGTGTCTTTCATCTCTCTTTGGTGTTAAAGGTTATATGTGTGTGCGTATAATATGAAGGTTTACCCTTATTTTGTATGTTTAAGCATACAATTTTACCCTTATTCTGTACATAGGGGTGAGCATTATTCCTGTCGCTTTAGCCATCTTACATACATCTTCGCTGCCCAAGCTCTACGCTGCTGCTTGTTTGGGTACACTTTCTTTAGTCTCGCATTCGCAATGCGTAGGAATTGATTCATCTTGTTCATAGCTTTCTCTCGTGTATTTGTTTCAACCAGTCTACCTTACTTGGTACATCTCCATGCATCACATGACATGGTCTACATACAGCCATAAGGTTCTCTATTCTGTCTTTGTCTTTAGCACCTCCTGATCCTCTGTTCTCGATGTGGTGTATATCTACGGCTCTAGCTCCACAAACCTCACAAGGGATGAAGTCATCCAGCACATAGTCAAAGTGCTTCATGTAGATCTTCGTGTGCTTCTTCATTACAGCGTATCTCTAATGATGTAGCTGTCTAAGTCCTCACCTCTTACGAAGAAGTCCTTATAGACTTTGATGGCTCTGTTGAACTTCGCTTCTCCTCTCTTGTAGAACTCCTCACTCACATCGTAGATACCAATGTCGCAACTCGCTTTGTCGAGTGCGATGAAGTACCAGTCTTGATACGACCTGTTGAACAGGTTGCAGTAGATGTAGCATTGCATATCGTAGCCGTACTTGTCTGCGCTGTATCGGAACGCCTTGAGGTCGGTTGTTGTTTTGATGTCGGCTAGGAAGCTCTCGTTCCATATATCTGCCTTGCCTCTAAACGGAAAGCCACCTAGTAGGTCTACCATAGGCTTCTCTGTTTGGCTCTGCTTGAGGAAGTACTTAGCGTGTTCGTTTCTATGGAAGGCATCTGTGATGCGCTCAGACTTACTCATATCCGTTCTAGTGATACAAGTCTTGCTCGTTGATGCTTGGGCTTCCTTGTATGCTTTGGTGTTCTTAGAAGCTACATCTACCACCTCGAAGATGTCGTTGAATCTTTCGGGTTCTAGGATCATCGTATGGATGACTCTGCCCATTAGCAACGCTGGGCTGTTCTCCTTCTGACCATAGGTCTGCACATTGTGGAAGGTCTTAGGACTATCCAGTAGCATCTTGAGACTGCTAGAGGATAGTGCTATTCTATTTAATGCTCCGTAGTAGAACTCATCATCTACTGCTTTATCTATGAGCCATTGCTGATCGTAGTCAGCTCCATCTAACATCAACATGAGTAACAAGTTAAGAGTTCTACCAATTCGTAGACTGCTATCATAGCAACCATTCCTAGAATAACCATAGTCTGCAAGAATGCAACTACCGCTACTTTGTTCCAATCAATCTTTTTCATTGCTCTTTTTTTAAGATTACGAAGGCAATATACACAAAATAGTTTTAATAACTACTCCTCCTCATCAAAAAAAGTTCTACCTATAAACTCCTCTAGGTCATCTACCCTCTTAGTCAATGTGCGTATTTGGTTTAGGGCTATGCCCAAACCTATTCCAAATAGTACTAGTATCATTCTTTTATCGTATATGGTAAGACTTCAAACACTAGATCCTGTACATCCTCGAACTTCAAGTAGGTGAAAACATCCTGAGCGTTCCATCTACCTACCCACTTATGCAGTGCATCATCATAGGGTATGTAATTCCTACGCTCTACCTTGTCCTTATAGAATGGCTCACATAGTTCAATGGCTCGTACCCTCAGATGTTTCTTACGAAACACATAGAACGCATCAGGGAACTGGAAGGCGATATACTCTGCCTTGCTCTTTTTAGAACACCAGCCATCACCTCCCCATACATTGATAAACTCCAGAAGGATATATCCTGATAGGTGCATCTTCTTGAGTCCTTTAACATCTACTAGTTTCTCTCCCCAGTAGAAGTCGATGTGCTTTTTGTCATCTGCTAGGTTGGACTTGAGTGCGCCAGTAATCTCCTTGAACAAGGCTTCACCAGTCTTGCCCACTTCAACACAGACCTTCGTGCGGTTTTCGGTTAGCTTACGCTTATCCTTTAGGTAGTTACGAAGTTGCATCTAGCAGCTCTTGCAGTTCTCTCATCCATTGCATCCAGATCTTAGGATTGCAAGTACATGGTATGTCAAACTTGTGGTTGAATACTCTAGCGTGAATGGTAGCTATACGCTCCCTATCTTCATAGGGCATCACCTTCTTTCTTAGAACACCTCCTGATAGATAGGTACGCTCATCATCAGTCAAACACTCTGGCTCACGCTTGTAAGGGAACAACTGATTCAGCTTTTCCTTACGCTCATCACAGCCGCACTCGTCTCCGACTACTGCTTTGACAGCTGCCTTGATTCCTGTCGCTGTGGTTATCTTCTCAATGGTGTCTCCTAACCCCTTAGATTTTGTCGAAGTCTCCGTTCTGGAAGTCTTGGTAGTCCTCTTTGACTTTTTCGTAGATCCTTGCTTTGCCATTTTTTATCGTGTTCTTAATTGATGTCAATCCTATCTCACTCTCTCTGTGTATCTTATTCATTGAAGTGCCGTTCATGTAGATACGCATCATCTTCGCATCGTACCAATGGAACTCATCGAGTTCTTCCTCCATGTAAGTAATGAGTTTCTCCATCGCTACCTTCTGCTCTGGGTACTCCTCGAACTCTAGCTGGTCATGAGTCATGTCCTCTATGCTTATCTTATCAATGCGCTTCTTCGTGCGCTGGTACTTGAGTGCTGTGTTGATACAACTACGATAGACATAAAAAAAGTTAAGGGAGTCCTCCTCGTAAAAGTTGGTTCTCCCTTCGCCTTCCATTTCTAAGAGTCGCACAAATACCATCTGCACTATGTCAGAAGCTACCTCGTACGAACCATCGGTGTACTGCTTGATGAAGCCTGTCAGCCTCTTAAAGTTCTCTCTGTAAAAGTTCTCTATGTTGCCCACGACACTTGTATCATAAACAAACCAACAGCAAACTGAATCAGGTGTAATCCATTCAGTTCTTCAGTCTCCTCATAGTAGGCGTAGTTCACGCCTAACATCACACCAGTAATAGGACTAAACTCTATCTGCATATTGGTTCTCATTTTCTTTCTCCAATATACGACACTTATCAACTAATTCTTCACAATGCTTTTTCAAGTTATTCACTTCATGCTCTAGCTCAGTGATATACATACGCTGTCTAGTCATTAAAGCAGTCAGCTTGTTGGTACTGCGTACCTCATGAGATGGGTTCTCTATCAACATCCTCTGCGCTACCGAATAGAAGAACCGATACATCTCTGACCAGTTGTAGTTCTCCTCGTGCTTCTTGTTAGCGTGATGCACTGAGCTGTGATCCTTACCAAATATCCTACCAATCTGCATCAAGGTCATATACTTACGCATTGCAACCATCATCGCTGAACGAGCGAATACCTGATCCTCTTGTCGTGTTCCGTTTGGAACTATACCTATCTCCTCGTAGTATGCCGTAAGTAGTGTTGTTAATTCTTCCATTTGATTTCGTTTTCTTTTTCTATTATTCTTTGAAAAGGTATTCTATGCAGCTGTCCTGTTGAGGTGTTTCTCACAATGTAGTAGCTG